TCCATAATGGTGAAGGCATTAAATTCTATGACCCATCATCTGGAGAAACTGTTTCTTATCGCTTTGCTGATAGCAAAGGTGTTAATGTATGGACTAAGGGTGAGATAACACTTCTTAACTCTTTGACTCAGAATCATATCACAACTGGAGCGTTGCGTTCAGATGGACGACCACAGCAATACATTCGTTCAATTAAATATAACGGCACCAATGGCGTTTTAATGATTGATGAATATGATGTAGATAAGATTTCAATTGATGGTACTGTTACACACTTTATTGATTACAATGCTGGTGCAGGCGTATATCCAGTATATGCTATCTGTGATGATGGAACATATGCCTACTGGGTGACTAACATTACAGTTGGTGGTGGAACCAAATTAACTATGTTTAAAAAGCCACTTACTGGAGCAGCACCAACTTCTGGCGGAACAACCGCAGATGAAGTTAAGATGTTTGATGTAACTGGAACAACAATTACTAATGCAACAATGGAATTCGTGAAAGACCGTATTGTCGCATGTTTTGACAATAAAGTATATGAAATTCCTTCTAACGCAACAGCATTGCCTACAGCATTATATACACATCCAGTTCCCACCCATGTCTATACAAGCATTACTGCATCGGGTCCTGCAATTTATATTTCTGGCTTTAATGGTATTCAATCCTCAATTAGCAAGTTTGGATTAACAACTAATGGTGCCATGCCAACACTTACATCATCAATTACTGCAGCCGAACTTCCAGTTGGTGAAAAGGTATACCGAATCTTCTACTACCTTGGATACATGATGATTGGAACTAGTAAAGGCATTCGTGCTGCTGCTGTATCCGACCAAGATGGTTCAATTAGTTATGGTCCACTTATCGTAGAGACAACCCAGCCTTGTCATGACTTTGCTGCACGAGATAAATTCGTATGGTGTGCTACAGGTATCGATGGAGAGCCAGGGGTTATCCGTATTGATTTAAGTTCGGAAATTGAACAACTTCGTTTTGCTTATGCAAATGATTTGTACTACCCAGGAGTAACAGACCATCACACAGTAGCATGTGCTTTTGCTGGTGATACAAACTACTTAATGTTTGCAACCGCATATGCCAGTAGCACTAATGGTCATGTATATCGACAAAATACAAGCGAATTAATGTCTACTGGTTATATTCAAACTGGTGCTATTAGATACTCTACGCTTGAAAGCAAAGTGTTCAAGACGCTCAAGGCCCGTGTTAATAATACCAATGGCGGACTTTTAATAGAGTCAATCGATTCAACTAATGCTGCTTACACTATTGGTAATTTTGCAGAGGGAGACTTTACTCCAGAAGTAAATATCTCCTATCCTCAAGGTCCGCAAGAATACTTATCGTTTAAATTTACCTTAAATCGTTTAACAAGTGACGCGACTAAGGGTCCAGTCTTTACTGGATACCAACTCAAGGCTCTACCTGCTATTCCACGTCAGCGTCTTATTCAATATCCATTAGCCTGCTATGACCATGAATCTGATGCCTTTGGTGTGCAGGTTGGTCATGAAGGAGCAGCCTATGACAAGTTGGGCGCTTTGGAAGATGTTGAAAATGCTGGTGACACTATCCGTATCGAAGACTTTAGAACAGGTGAATCATACTTGGGCTTAATCGAAGAAATGCAATTTATCAATAGAACTCCTACCGACAAGAGATTCTCTGGTTTCGGTGGCGTACTTATGCTAACCATCAGAACAATCTAACCCTCAGGAGAATAAATGACCGCAGCAAATTGGGCAAGTTTAATAGTATCTATCATTGCAGTTGCAACCGCCTTTGCTGGCTCAGTGCGATGGTTAGTCAAACATTATCTCTATGAACTCAAACCCAATTCAGGTTCAAGCCTTAAAGATTCGGTCATTCGCCTAGAAGAAAAAGTAGAAATCCTATACCAAATAATGATACAAAAGGGAAGAAATGAATGAAACCTGTAACCAAGAAGGCTACGCCTGCAGCAATTGCTGTACTCCGCCAAGCAACGGCCCTGAACCCATTGAGGATGAAGATTTCGGATGGCTTGCTCCCGAGCCTGGCTCACCAAAAACAGAACCCCAACTCTGACCATAATACAGGTTATGCAGTAGACCTTACCCACGACCCTAAGAATGGAGTTGACTGTGCTGAGATTTTTGAGAAATTTAAGGAAGACAAGCGAGTCAACTACCTCATTTTCCAAGGAAAAATATGGTCTAGAGACAGGGCCAAAATGGGAAACAGACGGTACGTTGGGTCTAATCCTCATAACAAGCATCTACATATTTCTATTAATGCCACTATGGGTGCCGATACTAGTCCATGGTTTTGGTGGATGAATCAACCCAGCATAGTATCCCAAATTACTGCTAGGATAGTGCCTGTGCCTGCTAAGAAGGCATACAAGACAGAAGTTTGCACCTGCTGTAAATTACACGGTGTAAAGTAATCCTAGGAGGACAAAATGGAACAATTTAAGCAAGTCGCAGCCTCATGGTTCCGCGCTGCTGCAGCATCTGCAGTGGCTCTCTACCTTGCTGGCGAGACAGACCTAAAGACTCTTGCATACGCAGCCCTTGCTGGCGCTGCTGGACCTATCCTAAAGTGGTTAGACCCATCTGCAACAGAGTTCGGACGAGGCTCTAAGTAGGCCATTTAGGCCTTTAGCAGCCCCATATAGACGAGATTACCCCTCACCTTAGTAGAAATACTAGGGTAGAGGGGTTTTTTCTTGTTTTATCCGCCCGTTGAGTAGAATCCTGAGCCGTTAAACTTGACAGGTGCAGCACTGTATACCCTGGTCATAGGTTCATTACAGGTATCGCAGTAAGGGATAATCTCATCCTCTGTCATGCCTCTAGTGACAATGATAACTTCTGAATCGGTCTCACACTTGTATTCGTAACTAGCCATTCAACCCTCCAAGATTAGGAACCTAGTGTACCATAGTAGGGCGGGCAACCGTGGGGCGGAAACTTCAAATGACGGTGACGACAAATGTCTGATTCCACTCCCCTAACCACCTTAGTTTTCTATGGGGGGTAGGGGGGCGTTTCTTAAAATCTGGCTCAGACAGGTTTGAAGAAACCCGTTATCCGTATCGTATGGTATCGTATCGCTATGACAAAATTTATAGACCAAACAGAGAACTACTACATCACGGATGTGATGCACTACTGCTGTGACGAGATGCAATTTAAATACATTTGCAAAGTATGTCAAGATACTATGGATTGTTACTTTTGTGGTTTCGACCCATATGATTCCCATGGCTGTGCTACACTATGACCATGAACGAATTACCTAAGCATATTTCCTATTCCAGTTTTACCACTTGGCAAGAGTGTGGCTGGAAATATTATATTCAAAAAGTAGAGGGCGTCAAAGAAGCACACGCAGTGTGGTTTACTGGTGGCTCTGCCGTCCATAAGGCTACAGAAATCTACGACCTTGAGGGTGGTAGTGCTGAGAGTATCTGGAATAAAGTCTGGTACGAACAGGTCAAAGAAGACGAAGAAATCAATGGTGACATGAACACGTGGCAGTTTGCCAAACGTGAGGACATGTCTTGGTGGTATGGCGAAGGCTTATGGATGCTAGACCGCTGGATTGCATTTCGTCAGAATGGCTGGAATGTATACAAAGACTTTGTTGAAAAAGAATACGAAATTGAAATCGAAGATAGCACAGTCAAAATGGCTATTGACCGTGTTATGACTGACTTCGAGGGGAATCGGGTACTCCTCGATATCAAAACTGGTGCGTCATCCCAAAGGCATCCTTTGCAACTCGCGGTCTATGCGTGGGCGCTTGAGAAACAAGGGATTACTGTCGACAAGGCAGGCTTTTGGGATGCACGTACTGGTCATATCTCGCTATGGAGTTTAGCAAACCTACACTCAGAACGTATAGAAGATATGCTCAATACCTTCGATAAGGCTCGTAAAGAAACTATTTTCCTACCTAACCTCTCCAACTGTGGCAGATGTGGTGTAACATCTTTCTGTAAGTTTGTTAATGGACACGTTAGTTAGTAGCATAGTACCGATGATGAAGTCCATAGATGATTGGGCTGATTATTGGGAAAACATAGGGTTCAAACATGAACGAGATAAGGAGCAATACAAATGACGGCTAACTTCCAAGTTAGTAGCAAACTCAACGATGGCAGAATCTTCGTTGTGGCAGGGGATACTTACACAGCATTCTGTGAAGCCCTTGAAAATGTAGTCGGAGTTCAAGAGTCACAGGATGTACTCAAAACTATGTCTACTTCAATCTACGGTGCACCACAAAGTGCATCACAGGCTATGGATACACTACGTTCTGCTTTTCCTGAGGGACAGGTAGACCATACTGCTCATCCAACACAAACTGCTGTAAATACACTCGGGCCTGAGGGCAAGAAGTGTAAGCATGGAGTGATGTCAAAGCGCACAGGACAAGGCGCTAAGGGACCATGGAAGGCATATATGTGCCCTTCACCTAAGGGAACTCCTGACCAGTGTGAACCAGTATGGCTTCGTCGAGGCGAAGCAGAATGGAATAGTTTCTAACCCATGAGAACACTTGCCCGCGCCGTAGGTTCCAAGGACATAGGTGGTGAACCACTACCGACTGTCTTTCGTACCTTTGAAGTAAATAAGGTCGTCTTTCGTAGAGCAGAAGTCTCTATGATTGCTGGTACACCTGGTGCTGGCAAGTCTTCCGTGGCGTTAGCCATAGCATTGAGAGCAAAGGTTCCTACACTCTATGTGAGTGCTGATACTAATGCACATACAATGGCTATGCGACTATTATCTATGATTACTGGCAAACCTCAGACTGAGGCAGAACACATGCTTGAGGCTGATATTTCCAATACTCGACAAATTATAAATGAAAACTCAGGGCACATCTTTTGGTCTTTTGAATCAGCACCTACGCTTGATGATTTAGACCAAGAGGTGGCTGCCTTTGAGGAACTATGGGGATGTTCACCTACTCTTATCGTTGTCGATAACCTAATGGATATCGCTAACGATGGCGGAGAAGAGTTTGCAAATATGCGCTCTACTCTGAAAGAACTCAAGTACCTTGCAAGAGATACTAACGCTGCTGTTTTAGTGCTTCACCATACAAAGGAGTCCTATGTAGGTACACCGTGTCAGCCACGTTCTGCTTTGCAGGGCATGGTCGCACAGTTGCCTGCACTTATCTGTACAGTTGGCACTGACGCTCCTGGCTTTATCGCCGTAGCACCAGTGAAGAACCGTTACGGTAAGGCAGACCCATCAGGCAACACAGCCTTTTGGTTGAACTTTAACCCTGAATACATGGATGTTTCTGACATTGCTGAAAGGTTAAAATGAGTTTCATCGACCCAATTGTACCCACCCCTGACTGGGGCAATCCGATTCCAAACGTAAGCCCTGATGAGTGGGACGATGACGATGACTAAAGATATAAACCAATTAAAACCAGATTATACAAGGGCGATGGATATACGTGGTGAACCTACCAGTGTATGCATTTGTGGATGTTATATTTGGAATCTCAAAGTGGCGTTTCAAGAAGATGGTACTATTGGGATGTATTTCAGAGATATGGAGTGTGTTGATTGTGGAACGCAAGCAACCGCACCAATTGAGGAGTAAAAATGAAACTAACAACATACGCTTGGATAATGGCTGCTGTAGTCTTTGTGGGCACTTTGCCTCATACTGTGGGTGCGATGTTTATCAAGACTCAAACAATCATGATAGAGAAATGCAACAAGCCAATCGTTTTAGTCTCTCTTTCAGAAATGAAAAAGATGGCAAAGCAAATCGCTAGAGGAAAAGTTCTAGCAACCTATAAGAGTAACTATGAGTGGAAAGCACTCTTTACTCTATGGGATAGAGAGTCTCGCTGGGATTACACAGCAGACAACCCACACTCAACTGCATATGGGATTCCTCAGATGCTTAAAATGCCTAAGGATACACCGATGCTTAAGCAAATTGATTTAGGGCTCAAATATATAAAACACCGATACGGTAGTCCATCAAAGGCATTAGCCTTTCATAACCTTCACGGTTACTACTAATGGGTGGTCGCGCAGCAAAGGCTAAAGGTGCAGGAGCCGAACGTGATGTGGTAAAATACCTTAAAGAATGGTGGCCATACGTCGATAGACGTCTTGCTGGAGCGACCTTAGATAAAGGTGACATCTCAGGGATTCCTGGGGTCACCATTGAGATAAAGAACCATGCTAAGATGGACTTAGCAGGTTGGACAGAAGAGTTGATAGTCGAGATGGCTAACGACAAGGCATGGACAGGTGTGGTTGTGCACAAGAGGAAAGGTAAGGGGAATCCTGGAGACTGGTACGCAACCATGCCTGTGCATGTATGGGCAGAACTTCTTAGGAAGGTGTTAGACAAGTGAAAGAAAACCCGAACATCACTGCAATACTAGAGCACTATGGTGCTACAGTTCCAACTAGAAATGGTTGGGCTAAGATGAAGTGCCCGTTTCATAATGATTCACACGCATCATCAGCAGTTAATTTACAAGAGAATATTTTCAAGTGCCATGGATGCCAATACAAGGGCAATGGCTACAAAATTATAATGGACAAAGAGGGGGTCGGTTTCCGTGAAGCAATCAGCATCGCAGAGGGAATCCTTGACGCGCGCGGCGAAGTTTTACCACAGCGCACTACAGGAGGCAGAAGATTATCTAGCAGAACGGGGCATAACTTTGGAAGCGGCAACACGCGCACGGTTGGGCGTCGTCTTAGAGCCGTTAACGGGTCATGAAGCGTATATCAATAGGCTCGCAATCCCCTACCTTACACGCTCGGGCGTGGTTGATGTTCGGTTTAGGTCATTGGACTTATCTGAACCGAAATATATGGGCATGGCCGGTGCTAGCACACATCTATACAACGTCGGTGCCTTATTTAGGGCATCTTCATACATTTGTATATGTGAAGGTGAGATTGACACCATCACGCTCGACGCTGTTTGTGGCATACCTGCCGTGGGTGTGCCAGGAGTTAACAATTGGAAAAAACACTATACCCGTCTCCTCGCGGACTTTGATAAGGTTTTTCTCTTTGCTGACGGGGATAACGCTGGTTCTGATTTTGGTAAGTCTCTGTCTCGTGAGTTGGGCAATTTGGTGGTAGTTCAGATGCCTGAGGGAGAAGATGTAAACTCTATGTATCGTCTGCATGGGGCAGACTATTTTAAGAACAAGATTGAGAGCGTCAAATAATGTTGATACCTATGGATGGACATTTTGAATGTTCAGAATCTAAATGTGACTTCAAGACATGTGACCTATTTGAATTCATGGAGCATTGTGGCGTTGAATATGAGTGGGGTGTGCGCCTTAACAAGAGGTACTCATTTGACCTATTCATGTTCCTATCTATACTCAATGAGATTACAAACAAGGGAGACCTTGATGCCATGTATGACCACATTCAATCAGCCACCTTACTGATGATTAACGCAAGTGGTGATGAGTTGAGCGACTTCATCGAAGAAAGTGTGGTACAATCGGAGATGTCGGAGGTGATGGATGGAATCGAAAGGTTGCTGCGAGAGAATGAATAAGACAGAATTAAAAGAGATGGTATGGCTAGAGATAGCACCAGAAAAGTTTGAACTAGATGTCTCTGAAATATCAGATGAGTTAGTAGCCTTGCTTCTTTCTAAGCATAAAGACTATGGCCCACTCAATATTGCCAAGTCTCCTGGTGGCCCTATCAACGGGCTTCGTGTGCGAATGTGGGATAAAATTGCACGTATCAATCACTTGGTTGATAGCAATGTAGATGCAGAGCATGAGTCACTTGAAGATTCCTTCAAAGACTTAGCAAATTATGCAATCATCGGAATGATGGTGCTGAGAGGGAAATGGCCAACCGAATGAAAATCTTTGGACCTTACAAGGGCAGTAAACAAAATGGTGGACGTCCTATCTACGTCTTTAAGAGAAAGAAGAAAGATGGCACGGTGGTTACGACTTCTAGCAATAAGGCTAGAGTTGATTACGAAAATTCCACAGGAAAAACATTACCAAGAGGAACAGAAGTCGACCACAAAAACAACAAAGGTCGAGCAGGAGATGACAGGATATCAAACCTCAGAACTCTTTCCAAAAGCAAAAACGTTGGATTAGAAAACAAACGTCGCGCTAAAAAAACTGTTGCTAAAAAGGCAGCACCAAAGAAAGCAGCCAAAAAGAAATGAAAAATATCGTTTGCATCTCCGACTTGCAGGTCCCGTACCACGATGTAGAAGCCACTAAAGCAGTTGCTAAGTTTATCCAATGGTATCAACCTGAGACAGTAGTCTCTTGTGGAGACGAGATGGATATGCAGACAATCAGTAAGTGGAGTAAGGGTACTGAATTAGAGTATGAACGCTCTATTGGTCGTGACCGTGACCTTACACGAGAAGTACTATATGACCTAACAGTTGAACACATGGTACGTAGTAACCATACTGACCGCTTATTTAACACAGTTGCAATGAGAGCGCCAGGATTACTTGGTCTACCTGAATTACAGTTAGAAAACTTTCTAGGTCTTGATGACCTTGATATTAAATACCACACTGACCCTTATGAGTTAGCACCAGGTTGGTTACTGATGCATGGTGATGAAGGCAACGTACAACCCACTGCAGGAGCCACAGCACTTGGTTTAGCCAAGCGTTCAGGTATGTCTGTAGTGTGTGGTCATACACATCGCATGGGTCTTACACATCAGACACAAACATATCGTGGCGGTAAGCCTAAGACTATTTGGGGTATGGAACTTGGTAACCTAATGGATTATCGTAACGCTAAGTACATCAAGGCTGGGCTATTCACATGGCAACAAGGCTTTGGTATCTTGCATGTTGATGGTAAGAATGTAACACCACAGATTGTTCCAATCATTAATCAATCTTTCACAGTAGATGGTAAAACATTTAAGTGGTAGAAACTGACAAGTATGAGAACATTGTAGCCATGATTGCTTATGAATTCTCTCGTAAGTTTCATATGTGTGATGCTGATGATATCCGTCAGGAATTATGGATATGGTTCTTAGAACATCCTAACAAAGTTAAATTATGGGAGACACTTGAAGGTAAGCAGTCAATTAAACTGATTGCTAGGTCGCTGCGTAATGCTGCTAAAGATTATTGCCAACGAGAGAAGGCGCGTGCAGTTGGTTACAAGGTAGAAGATAACTATTACTATGACCGTGAGGTTGTTGAGTTACTGTTACCTGCAGTGCTTGTAGGTGACATGACTGCACCAAGTATGGCTGAATTAGGTTTTACTAAGTCTAAGCAAGTAGCATCCGAAGGTGGTAACTGGTTTGCCATGATGGGTGATATTGAACGAGGATTACGTAAGTTGACTCAAGAACAACTCAGCATCATCTATCTACGTTTCGGAGACGGCTGTGATAACGCTAGCCTGGCAACAGAATTAGCCATCACAGAGGATGCTGCTCGCATGCGAGTGAACAGAGCAGTAAACAATTTGCTAAACTATCTTGGTGGTTCTAGACCACGCAGAGAACGAGACTATACAGAGGAGCAGGTCAATGAGCAGATTAATGCAGATACAGGAAGTGACGGAGATATACAAGAACTTGGAGAAGAAGTTATCGGACAAGACTTGGACTGATAAGTTTGAAGCCGATGATTTAAAACTCATTACGGATATCAAAGATGTTACTGAGAATTTAATCTCTCAAGTTTATATCTTTATAGATTACTTCCATCAGTATGTTGACATTGTGCAGTCGTCTGCAATTTTCTCCCCCGAGTATAACGCTGGAATGTCAGATAACGCCGAGGTCTATCCAACACAAACTTCCGCTCCCGCGGGGCCAATCCCTGCCAATCGCGCTGAGAAGCGCGCTGCTAAGAAGGCAGGGCTAATCTTACCACAAGGGATAGACAACGCATGATTTGTAATAGATGCTTAGCAGGCGGTACTGCTAACTCAGTAGGTGACATAGCAATAGCAGTGATGTTCCATGCAGAATGTGAATACAAGGATTGTTATTGCCAGCATAAAACAGGCAAATATATTAGGGAATAAAAATAGCCCCCCACCCAATTAAGGATGAGGGGCTATAGCCAACCGCCTTCCACGAAAGTTGGCTTAGTGTACGATTATCGTACAGTTAGTCTGTTCCGTACTTTTCTTCTAAGGTGTCGAACTCATCATCTAGTTCTTCCTCATCATCTTCGATATCTAATGCGATATCGTCATCATCTCTTGGCTCACTCATCATCACTCCCTTCTTGCCAGCATACTTCACATGCTGTTCCGCATGTAGGGCATTCCTTTGAGTCGTCGTTCATTACTCGACTTCTACCCACCGCATAGCGGTCTGTAGTAGGTCGTCGTAATCGCCAGCCATAGCCTCCTGATAGAAGGCATCTACTTCTTCTTTGAGCACACCATTGCGCATGAGTGCTCGGCCTACATTAGACATGATAGTCATTGCGTTGCCATCATTGCCTGTTAGTTGAACTTTAATCGGGTATTTTGGTTGCATTTTTTTCCTTAGTGTAGTGTTGGTGGGTAGAGTGGTTTTACTGTTGCGTTAATCAGTCTGATACCGAACTTAATTGCAGCGTCAATGGTATCAAATGCGCCATAGATAATGATTTCTCCATTATCTAGTTTGCATGTAATCACATAGCCGTGAGGCAACTGTTCACTGTTAAACTCATGTTCCTCAATGAGTACCATGTTACTTCCTTTCTGTACGATTATCGTACACTAGAGTGCAATCCATAAGATTACACCAACTATACTTAGTGTTGCAAGTGATGTGCCAAGCATAAAGACTAACTGCTCGCTTACACTTTCAACGTGGTATTCATAGTCGTGTTCATTATTCATCGTTCTCCCTGTTATGTGGCACTCTATACACGGCAGAATCATAACTAAGTACCCAACTTGTAGGGTTCATGTTATTAGCCACCTGTATAGCGTGTCTTTCTTTTCTATCTAACCCGCCCCATATACCAGCCAACTCAAAGTATTGCAGGGCGTAGTCTAAGCATTCCTTTTTAACAGGACATACTTCACATACTGACCTTGCTCTCCTTGCTTCGAAGGTATACGACCAATTACGATTTCTGCCATTAACCTCAACAGGATGCCACCAATCGGGGTCAAACTCTGGGTTAGCGCATAGTGCGGGTTGTGATAATTGCGGTAGGTTATTATCAGTCATTTGAATCCTCCGTTAGAAGTGTACGATTATCGTACACCCCTAACTTAGAGAAAGCACACGACTGACAGTAGTTACGCGTGGCTAAGTCAGATGTATCCACAGATATATCCATGTTACATTGCCAGCATTGCGTGTTAGTATAATGGGTCATTACTGACCTTTCTCTAGCGGTAATTGCTCCGCTAGTGTCTGATACTCAACGGCTTTGAGCATCATCTGTGCGTGTTTGCTTGTATCTCCTTGCAATAATGCTTGTTGGGCATCATGCAAGAATAGTTCGGCTCTCATGCCGTAGTAGTACGGGGTGGGTGGTACTACTTTGCGTGGTTGATTACTCACCAGCCCCACCCCCCTTGAAAGTCTGCCTTGTTCCACCAGTTGTTAGATGTGTTAGCACCCTTGCCTTGATAGCACAGGCAATCGTTCATGTATGTCATACACATGAAGCAACATCCACATGTAGGGCAGTAATCTTTAGCCTTCTCAGGCTCATCTACGATACTGGTATCGCATACCTCACAGTATGCCCATATCTCCTCATCATCTCTGACACTTAGGCCAAAGTCTAACGGCTGAACAGATGTCCACATTCTGCTATATGAATCAAGGTAGCACGAATCATTAGACCACCATACACCTGAGGCATCTACCTTACCCTTGTTCTCATGGATAAGATAGCACTGATGCTCAGCACGCGGGTCAACAGTTAGCACGACAACCTTAGACCCCGAAGTGAAGTCTTCGATTAAGTTGTACACCTGTGGGTTATCTAATGCAGACACACCACCGATAGCAGGTAGTAAGTCTTCTGCAAAGATACGCGTATCACTACGGGTATCACCTTGCGGTTCAATGATAGGCAGGATGCCATTGTGTGCTAGGTAGGTACGCTCATCATGACCTACCTTGAATGGGTGACAGTTATCTACTGTCGTTGTGCCATGTGTAGCAAGACGGGCGTGCCATGTGGCATAGCCCTCAGGATACTTGGCGCGCATCTCTAGGAAGCGATTGACAGATGTATCAGGGTTCATAGTGCGCTCACTATGGATACGATTCTCACTTGGGATAATGATTGCGAAACCAAATCCGTGTGGATTATTGAGCGCACTTGCCTCTAACTTATCTCTTGACGGAATTACATTGGGTGGAATTACACATAACATACACATTGGATATCTCTTTTCTGTACGATTATCGTACGATTAGTCTTCTGAGTTTGGTACATCATTGGCGAACGATTCGCTCATGATTAGTGCTAGGTTTGGATAAGTCTCAAGGTTAGATGAGATGTATCCTGTGAACGCCAGCCATGTCAGGGCTTGGTTCTTTGCGGTCACCTTGAGGTCGCGTGTGTACTCAACGGATGCAGTTACGAACTCGATAGCAGACAACACTCTCTCCTTGCGTAGTGAACCCTTAAAGACACGCACCTCAATGGTTGCATCATTCTCGGTGTTGATAGCAGAGTACCTTCCGTTGTTCTGCTCACCATACTTAACCTTACGCACTAAGCGACCCTTATCATTAAAGGCTGCATAGTTATTGTTACTACGGCCAGCGATACGCTCAACCTGTCGTTGATTATCGTAAATCAACTTCATGAAGCGTAACTCATGTGACTGACGGGATAAGATAATCTTTTCCCTACTGCCAGCAGTCATGCCTAGACTCCACGGGTCACCACCAGTACCGAAAGCGGTACGGGATACATGCACATGCAACCCACATGATGTGGTATTCCATGAACGATAGCCCTCAATCCTGAGTTTAGTCAGCACTTCCCACTTGAACTCTTTCTGATACTTCTCAAGAGTGTGAGGATGTGTGACTATCTCGAAGCCGTCTGATAGTGAGCCATCATCTTTCATGTACGCAGTAGCACCTAAGGTATTCTGTGCTATCTCAGCACCTTCATACCTAGAGCCGTTGCGTGCCTCTACTTCTAACTCGAAGCCGAGATGATACTTTCCTGAGCCAATGAAGTATGGGCTAGGTCGGTAGGAATAACTGTGGATAACGGACTCATCATCATCTTCTTCTTCGAGATAACTGCAACTGTTGTGGTTGCCATCCCAGTATTCGTCTCCGCAATCGTCACATGTGAAGACATTACTCTCGATACATGAGTTACAGTAACGGCTTCCGTCAAATCGCTGGGTGTACGATAATCGTACAGTTTCTTCACAGTGGTCACAGTAGTAGAAGTTGTCCGAACCACCATGTTGTTCGTAGTAACTTTCTGCACAGGTTCCACATCTAGCCCGTCCATCAAGTTGGATGAACTCTGCGAACTCGCTGGTTTGGTAAGCATCTTGATTCCTTTCATATGTCTGACGCCATGGGCGTGAGTGTGTGTGTGCATAGTTGAGTTCGCAATCTTCACAGGTTGCAGTAGCACAACGGATATGAGCAAAGATAACTCTCCCGTCTGCTAGGTTTGCAGTTGTTAATGACCAGCGTGCATCACCTTCAATCTCAGGGCGTAGACATGCTTCGCATCTCTCTCCCATATCTAGGATAGGGAACTCCTCTACTGTTGGCCATGATTCTGAGTTGAACCAATGAGTCCAACAGTGAACGCATATACCGCTCATGTTGGCTGACTCAGTAGAACTGACAAAGAGGTGGTCAGGTGCTGAACACCTAACGCATGTGCCTAACTCTAAGTATCCATAACTCATGATGTTATCCCTTCCATGGATAAATATCTTTCCACATAGGCTTTCGCATCTCTGCGATAGCGGAACCTGTCTATAACTGATTTATTCTGCATATCAAGCACTCCCCAATTAAGTTGAGTGCCATAGGAACCCACATACCGAGCACCTACAAAGAAACGACCACATGGTGTCTCTTGACCGATACCCATGAACTGTGCGGGCATCTTTGAGTAATTTTTATTACGCCACTTCATTCTCTGTACGATTATCGTACGGCTCATAGTTCTATCCACCCTTCGGCTAGTGCTTGGATAAGGTTTTCTTCTTCTGCCGTGGCTAACTCAGTGTAAGCCTCAGCCACTCGGTTAAACAGCATGGCATAACTATCTCTGCGATAGTCGGTCATGCGTTCATCGCCATCTAGTAGTTCGCTTACGGCTTCTAGGCCAATAAGCACCATAAGTAAATCGTTCTTGCTTTCTAGTTCCATGGTTGTCTACGACCTTCCACATAGTCTTTGCCCCAAAGTTGGGTGTCGATGACATCCTCCATGAGTCTGACTTCTTTCTTGTAATCGTAGTCAGGGTTACTTATTCGTAACTGTTCAAGGAATAAACTTACCTGCATGGCTTGTCCCTTTGTTAAGGTAACTTTGATTTTCCTCTTGAACATGATTACTTGCCAGCCTTAGCATACTGCCAACTGCTAGAAACAGAGTTCCAAACGATAGGCTTATTCATAGCCTCTGCTTCTGTTGCGAACTTGTAGTTGAAGTATGCCTTGCGGTATTCCTCAACGGCACGGGTTAGGCGGGCATTGTGTAGTGCTGATGTGATTACGAGTGTTACTGATACTACTAGCGCAATCATGACGGCTAGTAGGTCTGTTGTTGTGAGGTACATCTAACTTCCTTTCGGGTATAACTGTACGATTATCGTACGGCTAGGTGTGGGCAGAATGTCCACTATCTAAGAATAGTGGGTATGGCTGGCTAAGTCAAGCGACTACGGCTAGGGCTATCTACCATGAAACGACTATGGCTGACCCCCTATCCCCGACACAAACCTCTTGCGCCACGACTACGGCTATGCCCCATGCCCCAACACAAACTCGTCCGACACAAACTGTCGGACACAAACTTTTCGCGCGGAGCGCGTGTACGATTATCGTGCGGACATGGCAAAGCGCCCGACCCCCGAAGGAGCCGAGCGCTTGACCTTGACCCGATTAGGCTACGAGTTGCGTACCTGCTGGGTGATTAACCTGCTTTGAGTGCTTTGAGCAGGCCATGAGTTGCTTTGCAACCGCGTCCGCGTTCTCAGGGTTGCGGAGAATCCCCTCGAAATCGTCAGCCGATAGCGCTTCCAATAGCGCATCAATGAGCGCATCCACGCCTTCAACCTTGCCCTTGCCTTCTGCCTTCTCCTTAGCAGGAGCGTTCTCGATAGCCTTAGCAAGCGCCTTGAAATTGCTGGTGACTTCTACTAATTCAGCAAAGCGCTTCTTGCCTAACTTGCGTGTGCCTTGAATTGTAACATTGAGCAGAGCGCTTAGGGGAACATCATCCACGCCTTGCACAGTCTCATAAACCACGCCAGCGCTCAAGAAATATTGAACCTGTGAAACCGCGATAGTAGGAAGCGAACCGCTCTCAGCATTGACCGCTTCAATAGTGGACTTACCGCCTCGAACGCTTAGCGCATCATCCTGCATCATCTTAAGCATGACCAACCAAAGAGCCTTCTCCTTCTCAAGAACGGGAAGAAGGGAAGCCTTGAAATCTGAAACGAGTGAAGTGTTAGCCATGTCCTTGCTTTGTACTGCTGGTGCTGTTGTCATTTTTTTTACTCTCTACCAGTTGGAGACATTCGCTCATTAACTGATAAGAGAATCATCCCAGAAATCCCCCCTAGAGTCAAATCCATCTAGCCCGTGTCTGTACGATTATCGTACGCTCAGCCACGCTCAGCCTCACGCTCAAACAGGCTCAGCAGATAGTCACCCAACACAAACCCAAAGCCAAAACAAAAGCGCGCTCGCTCGCTACGCTCGCTCGCGGTAGACCCTCGCGGGTTATTAAATCGCGGACGCGATACTAAATACGGCCTGGCCTTCAGCCAGGATAGAAGCGGAAAGAACGCGAATGCGCTCGTTCCTCGCGCTCATCATTCGCTAGGAAACTTCGTGGTCGCATGGGCGACCCCAGTGTTACTTATACGGTCCCCGTATGTATATACACTATCGGCCAAAAATATTTTTACAGTATTTGGCCTCCAGTGTCCCGTATGTCCGTATTAGTACTATATTTATAGTGACGTTAGTCACAAAGTGTACTATCATGCGTTCGCTTTCGGCTTTTGAACGGGTTAGTATATATAGAAAGTAAATAAACGAACGACTCCTACAGAGTGAGTTTATCTGGTCGTGAGTGGTTGGCTAAGACAGTACGGAACGAAGTGTAGTGCTGGCTTATGGCCAGCCACGAACACACGGGGGTTAGCGAGGCTCGTAAACGAGCCGAGCGATAAAGGGGGGATACCCCGTTTTTATATAGGGGTTTTATAGGAGGAGTCATGGCTGCAGGCAAAGGCACTGAGCATCATAATGTCAAAGCATTACGGGAAGCCAAGGCTAAGGTTTTAGAGTTTATTAAGCAAGGACTAGACCTGCAAGATGCCATTGCTAGGGCTGATAGAAAGCCCGATGTCATGAAGGTTTGGCGCCAGGACGAGGCGTTCATGAAGGCACTTGATAAGGCCCGAATTGAAGGAGAGAAAACCCTCTCTATTGTCACTGGGGACGCTAAGTTTAAGATAGGCTTTGAGGAGTTCTCGAAGGAGTTCCTAGATAGCCCAATCTTCCCACATCACCGTTCCTGGATTGATGTCTTGGAAGGCCGCGAGCCATCCTATATCCATGATAGTATGGTCTATGAGCCAGCCTCGGCTAAACGTTTACTTATCAACGTACCCCCTGAGCATGCCAAGTCCACAGTCATCACGGTCAACTACTGTGTCTATCGCATTGCCATGGACCCTAACATCAAGATTACCATCGTCTCAAAGACTCAAGAGCGCGCCAAAGAATACCTATACTCAATCAAGCAGCGCCTGTCTCATGAGCGGTGGGCTAAAATGCAGAGCGTCTACGGCTCTACTGGGGGATGGAAAGAAGATGCAGATACCTGGAAAGCAGACCGCATCTACCTCAGCCGTGACTCGACTGAGAAGGACCCTACTGTACAGGCTCTTGGCGTTGGTGGTCAAATCACTGGTGCTCGTTCTAACCTTATCATTCTTGACGACGTTGTTACTACGTCTAACGCTCATGAGTGGGAAAAGCAAATGCTGTGGTTACAGCGAGATGTTGTAACTAGACTAGGTGATTCTGGCAAGTTGCTGATTGTGGGCACACGTATTGCCTCAAATGATTTATATCGTGAGATTAGAAATGCTGAGCATTGGACTGGTGGCAAGACCCCGTTCACTTACTTCTCAATGCCAGCGGTTTTAGAATTTAATGATGACCCTGAGAAATGGGTTACACTTTGGCCTAAATCAAACGTACCATGGGAGGGCTCAGAAGATGACATCCTTCCAGATGAAGACGGTCTTTATCCTAAATGGAACGGGCCAGCACTGTTTCGTAGACGTTCAGAAGTCTCTCCTTCTGCTTGGGCACTTGTTTATCAACAGCAAGACGTCCAGGAAGATTCAATTTTCCCACCTACGTGTGTCCAAGGTTCAATCAATAGGATGCGCAAACGTGGGCCTTTAAAGCCTGGCACACCTGGTCATCCAGAAACGCAAGGTCAGTGGTACACCATCATGGGCTTAGACCCTGCGATGGCTGGTAATACCGCTGCTGTTATTATGACGGTTGACCGTCAGACTAGAAAACGCTACATCTTGGATGTAGAGAACATGCACGAACCTACTCCTCAGAAGATTCAGAAGTTAATTGAGGACTGGGTTCATAAGTATCGTCCTAATGAATTACGTATTGAGACTAACGCACATCAGAAAGCATATGCTTTGGATGATAACTTGCGTCAGTTCCTTGCCTCTACTGGTGTTAGATTCTCTAGCCAGTTCACAGGCAA